ATGGACCTTGCCTTGCATGAGGTGATGGTAGATGTCAGCAGCAACAAACTTTGCTTGGACCTTGCGGATAATCTCCGTCATGCCATTCTCAAAGTATAAATAGTCGGCCCTAATCTCGGCCTTGGTAGCTGGTACTAACTCGACCATCTACAGACCTCCGTACCTAATGCGCTTGCGGGTTGGGCCATTACGCCCATCTGCTTTATTTGAGGCGTCTTGTATATGTGCCTGAAACTCAGCTTCATGTTTCATTGCGCGTTGTGGATTTGCCCAAGGCATATCTTGCGCGTTGAAAAGGTTGGCTAGTGCGCCTGCCATGATTCCATCAACGTAGTTTTCTACAAACTCAGTATCAATACTGGTTGCAGTTAGCGAAGGTTTAAGGGATGCGTACAGGGTAATGTTATCGTTGGAAGTTTCTGGTACTGGAACCAAGTAAATTTTCTTGTTGCTTGGGCGAATATAACTCTTTGGGGTGCCCATTTCGGTGCGCCATGAAGGGTTTTCGTGGTTAGCACCTTGTTCTGTTTCAGGGGTTATTTCCTTTTTACCCAGCGTTGCAGAGTGTATGTCTACCAAGTTTGTGTTTTTTGGAAGATCAATCTCATACTCGAAAAAACCCGTGATCGTAACAATAGGCTCTAAAGTGACGCGGTATGCATCACTGCGCCTGCAAAAACTTAACGTTGCGTCTTTAATTGCTTTTTCCACAACAAAATCAGGACACCCTGTAATGTGGTAAGGAAGTAAGCTAACCATGTCTTTGTAATTCATAGGTTACACCTGTGCTACTGTGCGCATGTTCGGGCTAGCCACAGAATCCAATTGAATTTTTATGCCAAGAGAGGCAGCTAACGTTTGATAATGCTGAGCACTACGCTGACCACCAATCTGATCTGTTTCCTTCGCATAGGCGCGATATAGGATGTAATCCAATAAGTTGTTTGCGTGTATGTCTGGGATAGTTATGTTGCCGCCAGATGAAACTTGCGTAGGCTCTACTGCGTACACGGCTTCAATGTACCCGTTGCCATTATTAGGGGGGTAAACATAAAATGTTCGGGGGTCTAACTCGTCAAATGTGTAATGATCAACGACCGCTGTTGCTGTTTCGCTATGCCATAATGGCTTGCGCGTATCTAATACATCGCGGTCAATAACCCTAACTACCTTTCCACCAGCGCCTGCGCTTGATAGATTTCGGACAAGTCTTAATACTTGCAAGCCGCCTGCAGGGATAGACTGTTTAGTACCAGCGACCATCGTTACAGATTGGTTAATCGCACTGACTGACGGTTTGAGAAGGCACACTTCCCTTTGACCATCGTTTAACCAGGAGAGCAGTTCTGTTGTTGGCCAACGGACTGCTGATTCATCTTGTAAAATCGTCTGAGCTTTACCGATGATGTCGTTCGATGAAATGGCCATTACGCCTCGCTACTGTTTCTTTTTAACTGCAGATCGTGCAGAAGTTCTATTAGGGTTTGAAGATGCAGCTTTGGCTTTTTTTAAAGCCGCAGCTTTTTTATCAGCCCTATTCTTTGCTGAAGCGGCGGCTTCTTTTCTCTGCCTCAGAATTCTGTTTTCTATATTATTTGTTGTAAATTTACCCATAATGAGTGTTCCTGCTAGTTTGTTTTGGGGGGGTTTACGCTTCGCTAATTTCAGCCCATGCAATATCGCGCTGTAATTGAGTGATGTCATAACCTAGAATCTTTTCTAAGCTACGAACTTTAGGTTCGCCGTTCTTTGAGAAGGACTTAGTGTCGCCTTCCTCTATTAACTGCTCAATAGCAGAGACAATCTCCATAGTGCGGTCTTCGTCTGAGACCTCATCTATTACGACTTCTTTAACTGCAGCTGTCTTAGCTGTCTTTTTACTACCTACAGGATATGCTCCTGCAGCAATACATTCGTCCACTAAAGGTGGTGGGACTTCTTGCGCAACACCAGCTTCAAACCAAGCCGATTGGCCTGTCGTACTGCTTACGTGCATTGCCTTATCAGAAATCAACATATATAAAACTCCAAAAAGCCCCCAGCGTCCTGCCGGGGGAAGAGGCCCTAATTATTTAAAGCGCGGTGTCTAGCGTGATTACGCCAAAGTCTTGGACGTCGCCAGTTACCATGCTTGTGTACTTTGGCTTACGGAAGCCTAAGATCTTACCGATTGAGATACCGTGCTGGTTTCCGTAGTCGTAAGTATCTTCAACCCAGTCAGCGTCGCCAATGTCAGCCATTGCCAATGCTTGTGCGCCACAGAACAAAACACGTTGTCCGTTTACTGCACCGCCGGAACCAAACTTACCATCAGCTGCTTCACCAGAAGTGTCATATACATGACGGAACTCATGAACCATTACGCCGTCTACCATTACGGAAGAAGAACCTGAGAACAAAGAGTTAACTGGTCCACGGTTGCCTGCGTTACGAACGTTAGCTAGGAAATCAGCGTCTAACTTGAGCTGAGCCATGCCTTGTGGGGTAACGAACATATGGAAACCTTCGTCACCACCTTTGCCACGTACACCACGCATGTAGTGATCTTTGGCGTAAGCTTTTAGGTTTACGATGTTCTTGTAGCCTAAGATGCCAGTAGCAAGAAGGTTACCAGTACCAACAGTACCGTCAGCTTTTGCAACTAAGGTACGTGCACTGGTTGGAGCAGAAACGTCGGCAGAAAACTCAAGGTTGCTCAAGTTTTGGCCAGTTGCAGCTACAGTACGAGCGCCACCGTTGTTCTTCTTGGTGTATGCCAAACCAGACAAAGTTAAGAATGCAATCTGGTCCATACGGTCAGCCATCCAGTAAGCCAATGAATCTTTAGAGGCTTCGCGGAAGTTTACGATAGACTTTTGGTCGGCTAAACGGCCAGCCAAACGGTTTGCATTACGCATCTGGTCGATACGAACTGTGATGTCTGAACTAGAAAGTGCTTCTTCGTTGCCTTCTAGAGTGTAGTCACCTACAACACCGTCTCCAGACAAGTCAGCTAGCAAAGTTAAAACAGCGCGTGCGCCCTTTTCACTTTTAGTTAAGTCAGTAATGCGCTGAACCATGGCGTTAGAGCCAGAACCAGCGAATTGGTTAATGAAGGATGCGTTACGGGCAGCGTGCCAGAAGTCGCGAGACCATACGGTCTTTTGCTCTGAAGTTAGAGCGGCAAAGTTAGTTAATGCCATGAGAAAATCACCTATAAAAAAATTAAATAAAATATAAGCATTGCTTATAAACGGTCGCCATTAATCAGGCAGGGGCGACAACCACTGCATGCTGTTGGACGTGTCGTGCCCGAACGAAATAGCGACCTTTTTTAGAGGGACGAACTCATGGCCTTTTTAAGCTGGCGAATGCTACCGTGTGTCGTACGGCCTTCGATTCAAGAGGCTTTAACAGTTGTCGTACTGTAAGACGAGCCTGTGTACCTATATTAGCACAGCTTATAAAGTAAAGGAAATTGATAGTCTATTAAAATAGATCATCTACTATAATGGGGGTGTGCTCTCCCACAAAAGCCCCCTCAATATTGAATGCCATGAACTCTCTAGCTTCATGCATACCCATACCCCGATCAACGAGGTTTTGTAGTATTTTCATGGTGGAATACACAACTACTGGGACTGCCTCCCTTTCAGACATCCCAATAATTGCGTCGTCGAGACCATCCATGAAAAGAAGTCCAGGAAACTCCAATTCGAACGCTGCTTCTATTTCCTCGCGCATTAGCCGAAGTCCCCACGTAACCGTTTCATTTGGGCATCAGATAGTTTGTCAAAGTCAGCGTCCGTCATGGTGCTAATGTCGACGACATCGTTACCGCGCGTTGCTGCACTTTCGCCAGCCAATTTTGCAGGTTGTTTATTAGCAGCTTCTAGCTTTTGCTTCACATCCGTTGTGCGCTTTTTAGCTGTCGGCTTAGACTCAACCGCTTTTGGCTGTAACAACTCAGGCATGCTTGACGCTAATGTCATACGGACCGCTTTACGCAGTGCGTCAGCTTGTGCCA